CTATCGCCTTGCCATATCAGCAACTCGCTGTGCATCTTCTTTGATTACATCACTTGATAAAAGCCCTTTATACAAAAATACAGGTAGCCCATCTTCTACATCAGAATTATGTAATGGTTTAAAGCCATCACGATATTCAAATATAGCTATTGGGAATTTATCACTATCAACGATAAAGAACCGTTTTTGCTTTACCACAATTTCTTTATCTAAAAACTCCTGCTTTAAGAGTCTTAAAAAAATACTCTCATTTGTTGATAACAAATTAAGTTCTCTTATTCGATCTGCATCAGTTGCATACATTACTTTTAATGCTTGTCGTTGGTTATATGAATATGTCCTTTGTGTAGGTTTGATTTCTTTCTCTTGGTTTTTTGGCGTTGTTTTACAACCAAACCAAAATCCTATCCCCAATCCAATAAATAAGAAAATAAATGCTGTCATTTCGAGTTCTATATAGGTGGTTTAAATGAATCAAATTGTATTTGAAGACAAACAAGGTTTTACACAAGCTGCCTTTAATGAAGTAACTCGAATCGTATCACAACATGGCGCTTCTGTACTTGAATGCTTAGCTCCTGCTTTTAATACACAACAATGTTTAGAGCATTTGGCTTTTGTCGCTTCTGAATATGCATACGACTATTCATACATTGATGCTCATTTAGAAACATTCAAAAAAGCAAATAGTGAATTTCAAGATGTTTTTGGGGAAGAATAAAAAATGATCAATACATGTAAAAACACGGCAGAAAGCACCCCCTTTTATAAGATGGGGGTAACGAATTCTCGCATGGCATCTGAAGAGTTCACTTTCCCAAGAAATTTGGATAATCAGAAGTTAATCAAAACTGAAGATGGTGTATTGCCAGTTTTACATTCTGTTCCGTGTGATATTCATGGTATAGCTGCTGTTGATTGGGTGACTTTTAGTTTTGGTCAAGAAACCTTTGGCGAAAAATACGCATTCCTTGAACCAGAGGAAGTTGATGAATCGCTTACAGAAGCGATTGAAACATGGCTAGATCAGATTCTTTTTGAAATCTTCGGTTTTGGGCTTGCTGTTAAACGTGATAAAGGTATGCATTTCCATACTTGCTCATATGAATTACAAGATAATTTAGGCATGGTGTTATACGGTCATGCAAATAAGAAAATTTCAGTACAAATTAACGGTACTGGTTGTGCATTGGCACGTAAAGGCTGGGAATCACAACTCTATAAGTTCTTAATGCGTGGATGTAAACGTCCTAAGCTGAACCGAATTGACCTTGCTCATGATGATTTTGAAGGTAATCACTTAACAGTTGATTTAGCCGACTCTTGGGACAATATCGATGGCTTTTGGTGCGGTGGTCGTGAACCAAATGTAGAACACAAAGGCGCTTGGAAGCGTCCTAATGGCAAGGGTCGTACTCTTAATATTGGCAACCGTGACAGCGGTAAATTTTGCCGTATCTATGAGCGTGGAAAAAAAGAAGGTGATGTATTAAGTCTTTGGACACGTGCAGAAGTTGAATTTAAAGGTTCTGATCGTTTTATTCCTTTTGATGTATTACTTAATCCTAGTTCATATTTTATTGGGGCTTACCCATGTTTTGAATGGCTTGCTAAAGAACTTACTCAAGAAATGATTTCACCAGAAAAACCTGAAATCGTTAAGAAGCAATCAATAATTAATTTCGATAAATCAATCGAAATCATGAAACATCAGTTCGGCAAATATATCCGTCAATTCTCAAAAATCATTGCAAGTGATGAACTGGTGGCAATGCTTTCATCTTCTAAAGATGAAGTACCAAAACGACTTAAGTTTTCTCATGCTGCTGTGATGCAGTCATTACGAATCAATCAACCTATTCAATCGTTAAATGAAGACTACTCATTATTCGTGGGTGTCTCTTTAGTTAATCAAACTCAATATAAGGATTTTATCAATGCAATTTAAAACTGAAATGATCATCTTGGGGGCTAAGTCATCTAAAGGTGACTTTAATGGTAAACCATACGATTCGACTACTGTTTTTTATCAAGCGGATTTGCAATCAGGAGAAAATTTTGTAGGTCAGGTGGGTGAATCAATTAAATGGGGTACATCGTTCAATTTTGAGCGTATTAAGCATCTGTCTTACCCATTTACTTGCACTGCCACAATGGAGCAAGTATCTAACGGTAAATCATCAGTTTTGATCTTGGTTGATCTTGATTTAAGTAAGTTACAGCAATCTACATCTTCAAAAATTGCTTAGGCTATTTTTACTAAATGTGATGTTTTATAGATACCACTGGCTTTTGGGGGCGTGGGTAAGCGCAAGCCAGTGGCTCTAATTGGGGATTTTTGAAATGGCATTTGTTTGTTCAGAGTTACAACTAATTAACAATGTTCAGACATGTGTTTCATGGGTTGAGCAGGTAACACTACTTGAACAACTCGCAATAACTAAGGCGCAAATGGTGATGTTGGGGGCACCTATTGTGGGGATTTACGGCTTAATCATTGCGTTTTCTATTTTTAATAACTTTGCCAAGAGGGCTTAGACATGAAACAAAATCAACTTGCAGTACAAGAAAAACGTGGCGTTTTAACTTTACGTAACGTTTCAACTTATGGTTTGGGGGCAACAATTGGCGGAGCACTAGCTCTTTCACCTGCTGCTAATGCTGCGTCTTCACTTGATTTCACTGGTGCATCTGGTGAGCTAGACGGTGTTAAAACTGCTGTAGTCGGTATTATCGGCGTTTTAGTGACATTGATCGGTATCGGTATTGCTTGGTCTTACTTCAAGCGTACTGCTAAATAAAATATTTTCCCAAAGTGCCCCAATTTTTGGGGCATTTTTCTTGGAGGCTGTATGGAAGAACAAGCGTCAATAATTTACTGGATTCCACTGGTGGTCACATGGGTAGCATTACATCTTATTGCGTCAAAGTTATAAAAGATAACTTTAAATTATTAACATGGCTTCAAATCTTCATTATAGCCATTGCACCTAACTTTATTTTCTATCAGGCAGCAAATGCGACTACTGTTGCGGGTGAAGGTTGGTCTGTTACGAAACGACTTGTACAAGGTGCAACAACGTTTTATGACGGGGCAAAAAACGTAGTTTTAAACGGTAAGAGTTATGCAGCTACGGGGGCTGCTGCAATTACTCCGACTGCTTCACAAGTTGCAAAAATGATTGTAAGAACTGGTGCTGTTTTAGCTGTAGATGTTGCAATTAAAGCTTTGATTGGTGCTGTTGATTATACGATGGATCCTGCTAACAATCAGGTTAAATATAAAGTTATCAATGATCCAAATAGCATACCTCCCTACGCACAATATTATTATGCTGATCCTACTCGTACTAAATTTTGTACATCTATAGCTACTTGTAACATTGTTGTTTCAGAGATGGCAAAGCCCAACGGGTGGACGAATACGGGTTGTGTTGCTGAGTCAACTGGTCGTTTAGCTTGTCGTTTGACTCGAGATAGTAGTTCAACTACTCAATATATGGACCGTTATGTAAACCAAAACTATGATCCCAACGCTGTTCCTAATGAGGAAGAAAGAACGCTTCCTTACGCTGCTGTTGCAGCTCAAATTATGTCTGATGCTGTAGCAAATAAAGCCGAAGGTAAAGCATACGTTTCATCTGTTGCGGATACTGCACTTGAAGATGAAGAAAGACAAATTGTTCCTGCATCTGATGTCACACAGCAACTTAACAACTCGCAAGCGATTCCAACCAATGGTACTGGAACTGGTACCGCAACTCCTACTACAGGTACAGGTACGGGAACAGGTACTGGTGATCCGACTTCACAACCACAACCTTATGATATAACAATCAATTTCCCGATTTTCTGTAATTGGGCGCCAACTGTCTGTCAGGCTGCTCAAGCAGGCATTAATTATGTAGCTTCATATACTCAAGATGTTGATGCATTAAAAAAAGAATATGGAGATAATCCAAAGTTTGATGATAAACCGCTTGAATTTGATAAAGACCCTGCAGCTCCAGATACTACAATATCATTTGGTGGTGGTTGTCCGGCACCTTTAAATGCTCCTTATTCTTTTATGGGGATTTCTGGTTCTATTGAGATTCCATTTACTCCATTTTGTAAAATTGCAGAAGTTTCTAAACCTGTAATTATTGCAGTTTCGGCCTATTTTGCTGCTCTTATTATTGGCGGCATTAGAAGTGGGGATGCTTGATTATGTGGTCTAAACTCGTCTTTATTCTTTCATCATTACAGTCAGGTGCACTTAAACGAATTTTAGGTGGTGCGGGTATTTATCTAGCTTCTAGTGCAATTTTCATTACAGCTTTTGGTGCTGCTGTAAATACATTAAGAAGTTCAGTTTCTGGTATATCTGCGGATGTTTTAGCTTTGGCGCATTTAGCTGGCTTTGATGTAGCAATGACTATTGTTTTAAGTGCTGTTGTAACGCGCTTATCTCTTAATTCTTCAAAACTTGTATTAAGAAAATCATCATAAGCAGCGGAACAACCGCAAGCGGCACCACGGCTTGCGTGTGCGCTGCGGTGTGTAGCTGCATTAAGGGGAAATTATTATGTTGCATCTTATAACTGGTACTCCAGGCGCGGGTAAAACTCTATATGCTGTATTTCTTATTGATAATTATGAAAAAGCAAATAAACGCGCACTTGAATTCAATGCTATAGCTTTAAAACAAAATAAAGAACTTATCGAAAAGAACAATTTGCAAGACTATTTTGCTTCATACACTTACTTTTCTAAGATAACTAAAGAGTATGAAACACTTTGTTTTGAACCTGATTATTTTGATTATTTTGAAAAAAAGGAACGTAAAGAAACTATATTTTTAGATATTCAGTTTTACAACGGTATCCTTGCGAATATCAAAAATGATCTTAATCTTGAGTTAAAACAGCTTAAATCTGTACGCCACATTTACTCAAATATTGACGGTTTAAAAGTTGATTTTGTTCGACAAATGCAGGTTGATTGGCGCAAGTGTCCGGATGGTTCTATTGTCTTCTATGATGAAATTCAGCTTATTGATGTTTATTCAAATGATAACAAGAGAGATGACGAAGGCATTGTTAAATCTTTGACAATCCATAGACATCGTGCATTTGATATTTACGGTATTACTCAATTTCCTCGACTTGTTCATCCGGGCTTTCGTGATGTTGTAGGTCTTCATTATCACTTACATCGGGGCTGGGGTGCGCCTTCAGCAACTGTATATGTCTGGGCTAACTGTCGAGAAAAACCGAACTCATTAGGTAACAAATTTACTGCTGAGCGTGATTTTCGTTTTAATTATCCAAAGCGTTTATATGAGATTTATGAGTCTGCAACTGCGAACACAGTCAAGTTGCGTATTCCTCTTAAACTCTTTGCAATTTTGATTATTCCTGTTGTTGGGGTTTTTATGTTTGGCAATATGATCTTTGGTCATGGTCCAAATTTTTTAACAAGTATCTTTGGTGGATCCGAACAACCAAAAACTGTTAAACAGGCAAATCAAACACAGCCTACGGCTTCTGCAACTAAAGAGACTACTTCTCAGGATCAGGCTGCATTTGTTCCAGAGCAGGATTGTAGAAAAGCAGTTAATGTTGAAAAACCTGAATGTGTTAAATATTTTAATGATTTAACGAATAGTAATGTTTCTGTTACTCCGCACGGTTATCAGGTTTCTTATAATCCTGATAAACCTTTTGATAACAATGAAATACAAGAAAATCTTCACTATGAAGTTACTGCAAAACCAGTCTTCTCCGGATGTGCTAAAATGAATGGAAAGTATCAGGCCTATACACAACAAGGGACTAAATTAGATGTATCTAAATCTGATTGCGAACGTTTAATTAAAAACAACGATAGACCTTTCAATTATTTTGCTCAGCCTCGTAATGAACCTTTGAATACAGAAACATTGAAAAAAGATTCTGTTGAGCAGACACAGCCACGTCAGCAACCAATTCAATACGCTGAAAACTACATACAAAGAGGCCTTGAACGTGACCCAAATTGGGATTTGTAAAGACTTGAAAATCTTCCTCTTTGATTACAAAAATCCGTCTCTTTGATGTGACGTTGCATCCATAAAGAAGTGTCTTCAGGGGAATTGAGACACATCGCGTAAACATAGGTTTTTTCATGAATTTGGAGTGTCTCAAGGCGTAGTCTAGACACTTCGATAAACTGGCATAATCTTGATTTTCTGATATATTGTGTTCGTTGTGACTAGCTATCATGACAGCAAATTGCATAGTTTCCACTTAGGCTAACTATAAAAGCTTGCAAAGAAGAATAAACATGCAATTTGCCCTTTGCACAATTAAAATCTCGACGGTATCCAAGCACTTAGATGCTGAATAAACAAGCTAAGATTGTGCAATTGTGCTTTATTTGGGGAAATGATGAATTACTTAGGTATTGATGTTTCTAAGGAAAAAATAGATTGTTGTTTGTTTATTAATGGTATTTCAGGTAAAGGGAAATCTAAAATATTTTCTAATTCTGAATCTGGGTTTATTAAATTAACTGATTGGTTATCCCACTTAAATATCAATACAAATGATTTATTAGTAACACTTGAAGCTACTGGAATATATCATGAGAATCTTTGTTATTTTCTTCATGATTTAAAAATCAATATTGCTATATCAAATCCAATGCGTACTCGTCGTTTTGCTCAGGGTATGTCTATATTAACTAAAACTGATAAGGTTGATAGTGAGGTTCTTGCAAAATACGGGGCTTTAGCTCCAATTAAATATTGGAAGCCTGACTCTAAGAATTTTAGAGAGCTACGTGATTTAATGATCAGACGTGATGCTTTATCTACTGATCTTGTTCGTGAAAGTAATAGGCTTGAAAAGTCTACTTTTACCAAAACTTCACTACATGTTATATCAATGATTAAGGAGAGTATCGATAGCTTACAAACTCGTATTAATCATATAGATGTCATAATAAATGAATTAATTAAAAATGATTCTGAACTGACTAATGAGATGAATTTATTAATTTCAATACCTGCGATTGGACAACGCACTGCATTGCAAATGCTTACTTTATTTCACGGAAAGGATTTTGATAATGCTGGAGCTGCTGCTGCATATGTCGGATTAGTTCCTATACAAAAACAATCAGGTACTTCTGTTCGAGGTGCAACACGCATTTCTAAATCTGGTTCTTCTCGTATTCGGGCTGCGTTATATATGGCTGCTATTGTCGCAATAAGATTTAATCCTCACTCTAAAGTACTTTATAACAGGCTTCTTAAAAATGGTAAATCCAAGATGTCTGCACTTTGTGCGGTCATGCGAAAGCTTGTGTATTTATGCTATGGCGTTTTAAAGAATAAGACACCTTATCAGCCCGATTATGCTTAA